AAACCGATGAAAATCAACATAAGAGTTATGATGAAAAAGATGAAGAAATTAGGTATGATGATTTATATATGTTACATAGCGGCAAATTTATTTTCATCCGCTTTAATCCAGATAAGTATATTAATAAAAATGGAACTAAAGTTGACCCATGTATGAAAAAAAGAATGATTGATTTGTATGATGAAATTAATAAACAAATTGAAAGGATTTATGCTGAGGAAAATACAGAACTATTAGAATTACATTATTTATTTTATGATGGTTATCATTGATTAACATGTTTTCCACCTGCATCCACAGTCTAAACACGAAATGTACACCGTCATGCTTTCATCTGCACTTTTGGTCTGCATTTGGTAGTATGTACATTTTTTTGATTTACATTTTCTACACGTAAATGTGTCTGTACATGCTTCTAATCGTGTTTCAAATTTGCTCTTATCTCGGATGCTTTTAATTCTAATCATTTCAGCCCATTTTTCCGGCTGCATTTCGTGGTGCATCATAAAGGCAATTGTATGCGCCTTGATTTCGCCAGATATAACTTGTTCAATCAAATGGTCGTTTTTTAGATTTATATAGATGCTACGCAAATGGTCTAAATAAATTTGGACGAAGAATGGATTGTCCCATTTCTTTACAACTTTTCTATTGCCGGCTTCTTTTAAAGCCCAATTATAAATTCCTTTTTCAAGATTTATTCCATGCTTTTCGTCCCCACCTTTATTTAAAAAGAATGGACTCAATTTAGCGGCAACATTGACTCTAAATTCATCCGGATTTTCGACAGTTTTAACAGGCATTGTTTACTTAAATATATTATGAAAGATATATTTAAGTGATTGTAATATTATAATTTCAATTTTTTAAGGACATATGAAATAGTACCTAGGTTACTATTTCATATGTGTTATGTTCCTTCCTTTTATACCTTTGCACATTTCACACGTTAGGAAAACGCCAATTATTGATATAAAATAATATAAAAAATTTATATTATTTTATATATAATGTCAGAAGATTTTTGCTATATTCCATATAAATATGATTGGCATAAAAATAAAAATACATTAAGATATAAACATTTTCATTATATGTCTTGTAAAAATGATATATTAGAATGTAATAGAAATCTTAATAAAGAAAAAATCCCAGTTACAATAATAGATGAATATTTTGATAACAAATTTATTGATTGCACCAATGGATACTCTAACTATCAGTTTAGACCATTAAATACAGATTACCTTTGGTCAAATGTAGAAAACGCATTAGAAGAATCATCTATACAGACTATTAAAAAATGGTGCCCTGAATATGGAGTTGTTTGTCGGACTTTTAATGTTCCTGTTGAAAACTATATTCTTAAGGATAATACTTTACAAAAAGAATTGACTTGGTTAAAATGGAATAAACAATATTATGACCCAAACTATTTATATACATTTATTGGTGATGATGATGATACATCTGGCATATTAAAAAAATTATGTCCATTAAAATGGACGGAACCAGAAATAGATAATATGGAATCAACAGGAAGAAAAATATTTACTCAAAAAAGAAGAAAAAAAAAATTTGTTCAAACAAATGAATGTTATTATCAGATTGATCTCGGTCACCCCAAGCATATCCAAACAATTGTTACATTTGGTAAATATCCAAGCATTAGACCTTTTCCAAGAAAAAAATATAATACTTACGGATATTATTGTGATACTAACAAACCATATGTTAATGTGGTTGAAGTCGTCAATGATGATTCATATGTTACAAATTATTCAGTAGCATATAAAGATTCACAAACTCAAAAATGGGTGAATTATAACGAGTTTGAAGGCAATGTAAATTCATATACCGCAAAAATAAATAAAGTTGATATTTATTCTAGATATATTAGAATTAAACCATTAGAATTTGTTAAAACGAAAAGTATGATTATTTATGTGTATGTTTCAAAAAATACAAATAAAAACGAAGACAAAAGTGAAGATGAAGATGAAGAAGTTGTTAGTTATACCTTAGTGCCTTCAAATAATAAACAAATAAGATATGATGGGTATGGTGAAACACGTTGTTCGCCTGACTATTTTTATGCTCAATACTATAAAACTGAAAGAAAGAAAAATATCAAATATATGATGGAAGAGCAACTTAATGATTTTTATTTATAAATTCAGTGTTTTTCTAACATGTGAAATCAGCAAATAATTGTTACTATTTCACAGACCTTTTACGAAGTGTCTTTGATTACTTTGTTTTTTTGGGTTCGTCATCAGAAGTACTATAATCATAAGCTTCTTCGGACAATTCTGATCCAATATCTTCCATTATCAATTTATCTAAGTCTTCCGTCTCATCGCTATCATCTATTTCGCTTTCATCATCGTCATCTATTTCGCTTTCATCTGATCCGGAATGTTCTGAAGATGACTCTGTATCCACTACAAATCCGTCTTTCAAATAACCGCCGTTTTTTGTCTTTTTTGATGCTGGAATAGCAGCTAATTCGTCCTCTTCTTCTTCGTCTTCCACCGCAGTTAAAGCCAAATTTTCAAATCCACCAAATAATTTTTCATACATTTTTTCCCATAGTTCAACCGATAAATTACATAGATGCTTTTCTTTTGCTACGTTTAATGTTGTTGCTACTAAAGCGCATGCTCCAAAAAATAATTGGGTGTCAACTGGTGGAGGAAAATCATATTTATTTTCCATATTGGCTTTTCCATCCAACTTGCCGTACATGGCAACATTATATTTCTGACCATCTATTTTAATTGGCCACACTGTATGCTTTACAAATCCATCTGCTTTTTTAAATCCACATTTTTTAAAAAGCTCTTCTTCTTTGTAATCTTTAATTGTTAATGATTTAATAGTTCCTGTTTTATCCACAATAACAATAGACAATGATTGAGGCATTATTTATAAAGTATATATGTAATAGGTTTAAATAGTTTACATTATATATATTATTATAAACTAACAAAATAATGAAAATTTATGTTACAAATATTCCGCCATCTTCTATTAAACTTGCCAAGTTAGATAAATATCTTATGAATAAAGATGGTTACAAGAAATATGAATTGGTGTCTAAAGAATTTGGAACACATATAATTGAATTTCGTAAACAAAATGAACCTAATATGTACAGAATTGAACCTATATTAAATATGGATTTACATTTAATTAATATGTCTAATGCTTCTTTGTTAGTTGATAAGACTAAATATGTTCATATTCCGGTAGTTTCTCAATTGCCTGTTGATTATATTTTAACAAAAATGACTTGTTTTGAATTTAAATTAGGATCCGTATCAAAAATAAAAATGGTTGTAGAATGTCTTGTTGAAAATAGCAGTATATTATCAGATAAAGAAATTATGCCTATTAATTATTATTTTCATTTATTTGATAAAAAAAATAATTTAGATATAGATGATAATTTATTAGAAGAAATTAATATGTTTTTATTAGAGCTTTCCTAATATTTTACTATAATATGTTAAGTTGGATTTTACAAATTTCAATCATTTCAATCATATTTATTTTTTTGGTACATCATTTATTGTGCTTCTTTAAAACGACGCTAACGGTTCCAAAAATGAAAGATTTAGTAAACTCCCCTCTAAAAAAATATCAAGACATTTTTGATACTATTTCTAATTCTAATACTAATTTAAATTCTAATACTAATTTTAATCAATATTTACCTACAAAAAATGACGATTATACTGATATTAATTTGTTACCTACTGAAAACGCTGTGGGAACTGATATGAAAGATGAATTAAAATCTTTTTTGAAAAAACAGTTAAATAATTCTGATACAAATGAATTAGAAGGTGCCAATAGTTCTTCTAACTTTGGTTCTATTTTTTAGTTTATCTTTTTATTTTTATTTAATTTAAAAAAAGATATAAAGATATATTATCATTTATACTAACAAATGTTGAAAACTGTTAATAGTGATAACAATATCTTGGCAAATTTTCCTAAATTTGAACTTTCTTATGAAACTATGGCTCATAATAAAGTTCATGACTCTGATATAATATTGGCGATACCAGAAGGCACTAAAATGATTGCGTGGTTTACTGAATATAATGATGAGCATGTTTGTTTTCTTTTTGAATTAGATCCAAATTCTAAAAATATAATAGATAAGAATATACAGATTACTATAACTAGTTTTAATGATTCACTTGTTTACGGTCAAGGAACTATTTTACATGGTACCGTGTTCAAGTACAATGATGTTTCATGTTTCACTATAGAAGACATTTATTATTATAAAGGTTGTGACATTAGTACTATGAATTATCTTGCTAAATTACAAACTATTCAAACTTGTTTACAAAAAGAACTGTCTCCTATAGCTTTAACTAACAAATATACTATTTTTGGATTGCCTATTATGAATACCAATTTTAACTTGTTATTAAATGAAATCAGTTTATTACCTTATAAAATTTCTACCATTCAATATCGTTATTTAACTTCTAAAAAAGTATTATTTGTTAAATATTATAAACCCAAAACTAGAGATAAACAGGATTCATATTCATCTTCATCTTCAGTTAAATGCGATAAAGCCGTATTCAGAGTTTCGCCTCAAATTCAAACAGATATTTATAACTTATTTGTTTATAAAGATGGACAAGAAGAGTTTTATGATATCGCGTTTATTCCTGATTTTGTTACTAGCGTATTAATGAATAAGTTATTTAGAAATATAAAGGAAAATAGTAACTTGGATGCTTTAGAAGAGAGCGATGATGAAAAAGATTTTGAAAATGAAAAAGAAGATAAATATGTGTTTTTAGATAGATCCTTTAAAATGAATTGTCAATATAATTACAAGTTTAAAAAATGGGTACCTTTATCTTTAGCGGCCAAAGATAGTCGCATAATTACTACTAACAAATTATAATATCTCTTGTATATGTATAACAAATGCCTTTAAATGGAAGTTTAGTAAATGTGGATGCGTCGCATTATTCTGGAGGCATGTTTAGCAGCACTTTAGATCCTAGAACCGTAAACGTTAATGCTATGCCTGAACCTCTTTCTAATGTTCAAGGTGCTGCGTCCTATATTCCATGTCAAGCAGGCGGTCGCAAAATTAATCGCCGAAAAATAAATAAAATCTCCAGAAAGTATAAGATGAAGGGATCAAGAAAACGTATTAGTCGTAAAGTTAGACGAATGAAAAGCCGTGTTAGATCCAGGTACAATAGAAAAGGTAGACGATCTCGCTCAAGAGGTCAGAAAGGCGGTTACGCTCAGTATCAAAACAATATGCCAGTTTCTTCCAATTTTTCTACTGGCGGTCCACTAGCTCCTAGTTTAAGCGCTTTGGCGTCACCACCGCCTTACCAAAAGATAGGATGTGATCCAGATAATTATAATCATTTTTCAAATTCTGGCTTTCCTAGCAAAGGATGGCATTAAATATTTAATTTGTTAGTTTATCTTTATTTAAATCTATCTAATTTAAATAAAGTAATGAATTGTATCTTTATTTGTCTATTCAACAATCCAAATTATATCAATATGTTGTATATTTTGTTAGATAGCATTCATAGTTATGGTTCAATAAATAATGGGTCTGATGTAGAAATTTTGATATATACTTCATCCAAGTTTATGAATATGATTAAACAAAGCTCTTTTTACAAGGCATTAACCAAGTTCATTTGCTTTGAAATAAATGACAATTATAATACGATTGAAACCGCTTGTAAATCCAGACTTGACCTATTTAACTTAGTATCTGTGACAAAATATAGTAAGTTCCTTTATTTAGATACCGATATTGTAGTAAAAGGCGACTTAAATATTGTATTCAATCTTTGTACTAAAGATAAACTATATACTTTAGAAGAAGGATTTATTGATAGCGATACTGATTTTTGGGGCAAAACTTTGTTTGAAAATGCGAACGATTTACACTTGTATGGTAACAATTTTACTGCTTTTTCTAGCGGAATATTGCTTTTCAATAATTGTGACAAAATGAAACAGTTATTTACCATTATTCAATTAGACTTTAAAAAAAGACCGTTTCATTTTTACTGCCATGATCAGCCTTATATTATTTATAATGCGTTTAAATATGGGCTATACGACAACCAAGTCTTAAAGGAGGTTGTTGTAAATAATGATCATGATTATGGTAGCAACAAAATTGTACATCATTTCCCAGGTGATCCTGGCATTCATAAAGACAAATTAAAGTTTATGTTTGCGTTTTTAAGTGGATTAAAAAATCAGTCTAAATAATTTATTATTTATTATTTTATTACCATATTATATAATGATTTTTTTGCCTTCTAAGATGTTATAAATGGAATACTTTTGTTAGTTGCTTTCATTCTTTTATATAAAAATTATAGTTCCATAAAAGGTATGGATAAATATAGACTTATTACATTAGTTCTATTGTTTTCTATTGCTACAGGGGTTCATGGTCTGTCTCATTTAGGGTTAGAGAAAATATATGGTTACATAGCAAATAGATAAAAAAATAACCTATTAAATACATAAAAAAATTAATAGGCCAAAAATGTATTGTCCAAAAATAGAATCTATCTGGATATAATGGACTAATTATTAATTCTAATAAATTAAATGGGCAAAATATTTGTTCATTATCAGCGTTTGTTCTGAGCCAAATATTGCCCATTGTTGGACTCAACTGTACATACAAACTATAAGCAATAAAAATAATTATAAAATGAACAATCATTTTGATATTTATACTAACAAATATTTATAAAAAGTATTTAAAACTATTTGTACATCTTTAAATATATGGACCAAAATAAGGAGAATAATATTTCTTATATTAAAATTCAGAAAACACAAATTGATAAAATGTTAGATGATTTTAACTATCGCCCTGCGTTTACTTTGTTAGTTCAAACTTTATCTAGATTAGATGAAAAAGATAAAAAAGATTTTATACAATATTATAATGATTTTATCTTTAATAAATATAGTTTGGGATCATCTCTTAATCCTGTTGCTAGATATTAATTTACATTTCATATCCTACTAATCGCCTACCCAGAGGACCAATTTCTGGGCGCTCTAATGATAATATTTCCGGCACTTCTTGTCCATATGTCCTCGGCGTCTTGGCAAACAACTTTACTTCACATGGCCAATGTGTAGTCATTCGCATCTCTTCAAACGCTTTTATCTTCTTTTCCAGCTTCTTTTGTGTCGCCATGCTTCTCGGCATATAGCATAAGTAAGCGACACATCTGAAATTTGGCTTCTCCCTGCCTCTTAATGGTTCTGTTCCGCAATGAATTGTTCTGCTATCCCACAAGACCATTGACCCTTTAGGGCACATTATCTTCTTTGGACAACAGCCTTTATCTATATAAAACTTCATCTTTTCTTCGTCAATTTTATACCAATTTCCTTTATCTGTGATTCCAAATCTGTCTCCAAATTCGCTGTGATAATTATTACTGCCTTCGTAAAAGGCTAGCGTCGCATCTCCCCGATTTACATCAAATGCGGTGATCCAACTCTGTACGCATTTGAAGCCCTTACTTGTATAACTTTGATCCGTATGATACCACGTTGTTCTATGCCAACCAATTCCGGTTGTCTCGGATGGCATATGGAATGAAGCCGCATCAAAGCTAGATAATAAGTCTTCTTGGGCTACAGACCAAATCTTTGAAAATACATTTACACACTTTGGATTTTGTCTTAAGTCCCAGATAAACTGTGCGTGTCCGATTGTCCAATGTTGTATCAACATTGAGTGTAATGGAAACAAGTTTCTGATATTTTTCCATGACTCCGGATTATCTCTTGTTATTGGTTGATCCCACATCTGCGTAATGTCTTCTAGTGTATCCCACATTCCTGTTGCCATTTTATCGCATTCAGTTTCGTCTAATAAGTTAGGTATAATTGCTACACCATATTGGTTTATCACATCCATAACATTATCGGGAGTAGCAATATATCGTTCGTATTCGTATTGATCCATTTTTCAAATATCTTTAATGTATTATTAATGCCTTTT